AATTCTTTACCGCGCTTAGCGATTTGGTAGCTTAGTTCGTCGTTGCGACCCGCTGTATCTAGCGCTGAGAAGTTATCTGCAACGATAGTTGTGCGGCGACGGATGTGTGTGTAGTTACCCACACGAGTTGTCGCTGAAGTGCTGTCGAAAGATGACACGTCATCCCCATCGATTACACCTGTTGTCGACGTTGCCGCCAAGCTGTCAGTCTGCCACTCGAAGTATGTGTTGGCTACGTTTTCTGAGCCGACGTTTGACTGAAATGGCACCTCTTCAGGTGAAATGTTCGCGATCACATCTGCAAGTGATTCACGGATACCTACACCGTCGTGCGATGTAAATGTGTTAGTTACGATTGCCATAATGGCCTCCTAGAGTAGGGTTTTAATTGCAGCCGCGGCGTCTGCGACGCGACCGGTACTTCGTGCGCGCTGTAGCGCTTGTTGTTGCCCTGTCTTTGGTCGAGGCTGCGAGCCACGAGAACCAGCTTTGAGTGTCTTGGTCTTCTGCGTCTTCGGCTTTTTCTTGGCCTCCGTTGCGCGTGTCTGACCTTGATCGTATAACATCGCTTTCCTCGCTAACTTCACAAGCGTAGCATTCGTTAGACCATTAACATCTTGTTCGCTGAAACCCTCCTTTAGGAGGAAACCGCGGATGTCTTTGGCCTCTTTAGACGCGACAGAGTTGTCACGCCATTCAGGAATGAGTTCCGGCAGCAATTCGCGCTGTTGTTCGAAGTATTGAGACTGCATCTGTTCCAGACGCTGTTGTTCTAACTCCGCCATGCGCTGACGCTCAGCTTCAACCGCCTGCAATTGAGCTTGTCGCTCTTCTTGCTGCTTTCTCCACTGGCGCTCTGCCTTCGCTGCCATCGTAGGGTCTGTATCATACAGAGTGTCCCAGTCTGGCTCCTGTTCGACCGGCTGCTGCAAACGCTCCTGCAATGCAGGCAACATCTGAGCATATTGAGCACGTTCACGCTGTATCTCTTCGAAATTTGCTTCTAGCTCCTTACGAGCTTCGGCCAACTCTTGAGTTTTGCGTGTATAATCCCGCTGCCTTAGATTTCCGCGTTTAAGCTCTTCGACGGTAATCTCTTCGCCTTCTACTTCGACCGTGGCCGATAGTAAGTCGAAGGATGCGTCGTCCTGCTCGCCGGCATCTTCTTCAGCTTCGAAATCGCCTTCGTCTTCTGAAGCGTACTCTTGAGAGTACTCTTGAGAGTGCTCTTCAGCGTCCTCTGGCATTTCGGCGTCCGCCTCTACGGCTTCGGCCTCAAGCGCATCAGGCTCCGTCACGGTATCCTCTTCAGGCGCGATCATGGCTCTGATTGCATTTTGTGCGGTATTCAGATCAGTCCCTAACGGGTTGTTGGCTTCTGACATCCTTAAACTCCATATTATGCGCTATTTTGTCTTTTTTTCAATAGTCGCATTATCTTCCATTGCGCGCAGCTTCTGGCGAACCGCCTGTACGCCGCGCAGTTTCATGTAAATGCCCTCTCGGGCACCGTTATCGCTGGCTTCAGTTGCCTTGAACTCCTCCCAGCAATCCTGCTCGATCTCATCCATGAAACGAATGAAATCTGTGTCACGCATAAGACGGGCAGCCTCGTGCCCGTCGTCTATGATTTGTTGCTTACTCTTCACGCGCTGCATCCTTAATCAGGTCGGCTTGCGCCTTCATCACTTCGCGATTTATCGCCATGTCCGACCGGATTTTCTCGACGTTAAGCTGCGTGCCGTATTTCGCCTGCATCTCTTCTGCCTTGACGTATAGCTCCGCCTCCAGCTCGTCGCGCTTGCGATCGTCCTCCATAAACATCTTCTCGCGGCCAAGTTGCAATTCGGCAGCCTTCTTCTGAATGTCCGCCTGAATTTGCTGGATTTGCACCTGAATGAGCTGCTCGTTGATGTCTGGCTTGTCTTCTTGTGGTGGCGCTTGGAACTGTGATGGGTCTGACCAGAATTGCGAGACGTCCTTGAACCCTGCAAGCTCTGTCATCGCCTTCAACGTGTTTGACAGCTTCTGCATGTCGGTCAACGGATTGACTGGCCCCATGGTCGCCATAGCCTCTTTCTGCATCTCGCCAATTTGTCGCAGCATCATCATGCGTTCAGTGTCCGTACCGCGTCCAAGTGCAACGTTTATCGAAACATCCATGTTGGAGTTCCAAGTGCGCGGATCGATCGGAATAAACTCGTTCGACAGGCGAACCATACGCGGCTGATCCTGATGCGTCGTGATTAAGTGCAAAACGATCCGATAGAGCTGCTTCATTCCGGTTTCCGCAAAGATACGCGCAATCATCTCAATATGCTGCTGAGCGCTCGACACAGTCGCGTTTACCGCTGCCGCGGTGGATGACTGCAATGCACCCGCATCCAAGCCCATAGACGCCTTTGAGATGCCTGTGCGGGCCTCTTTGATCTCGTCCATGTATTGAAGCACTGGGAATGCCTGTTGGCCAACGAATGGCATCGCGAGCGGCTGCACCTGACCGGCAGAACGCTGGCGGATGATGGCGCCGACCTCTGTCGACATGACGTCGTCGATGTTAACCATGCCCTCGGTCACTGCGACGCGTGGGTGGATTGACATCGACAGGCTGTCGAGCGTGTTACGCATGATCGACGACTTGATGCGTTGGATGTCCATGACGGTGTCTGCGATCGACATGCCGAAGAAGTCGTGCGCCTCGGGATCGGGGCAGAACACGGCAAACGGTAGCATCGCGCACGGCTCGTTCATGAGTATCTTTTTACCGTCTCCGGCGGTGCAAATTTTACGCAGCTCGGCAATGCCGTCGCCGTCGTAGTCAACGCGGATGTAGTTCTCGACGTAGAGCACCTTCTTCATCGCCGGATCGTTGCGCTCGTTCATCTCGTTGGACAGCGCGCGGTTTCGCGTGCTGCGCTCGATGTTGGTTTCCATGTCGTCGTATGACGATCCAAGCGATGCAACGTCGTCGTACTCGTAGCCCATAGCCACAAGCTCAGAAACCGTCACAATGCGTCGGTGCGCGACGTAGTCGGCGTCCTCTAGGGACTTACTTTCACGGCTAATTAGGAACTCTTCCGGAGGCACGGCCTCGAGCTTCACACGGCCATCCGGATATGTGTAAGTCGCCCGCACGGCGTGCATCATAGGCGGAGGCATGATCTGGCCGCTCATGGGGTCGATCTGGGGCTCTCCAATAGGCTCAGATGCGACAATGTCTACATCGACGTCAGGGTCGGCCATAATCGCGCTGAGCGCATTGTCATCTAGGCCAGACAGGTCATGCGTCTCAAAGCGTGTCTGGTCATCCCAGTAGCACTTCAGTATGCCCGCCTTACGGATTAGCGCGTCCTTGAACGCCGCGTGGATGTGCAGGAAGCCGTTGTTGTCGCGGTTGATAATATAATTCGCGTATTCCGTTGCCTGCTTGGCAGCAGCGACATCCTCTGGCCCTTGGGGCGCGTACTCAACTGTGCGGTCGGTGCCGTGGAAAATGCGCATCAGCGACGGCATAATCGCCTGCACCGTGTCGCGCACGTCCATGCTGACAACTTGGCTGCGGCCCTCTTCCTCATTGCCAAACGGCTCGCCGCGGTAATATTGCGTGGCAGTGGCGCGTGTGGGGCTGATCCAGTTGTCGATAAAATCGATTGCGTCGTCGATCTCTTTGCCGACGATGCCTTGCAGCTCGTCGTCGTCCATCTGGTTAGGGTTTAGCTCGGCTTCTAGTTGCGCCGCCAGTTCGTTGATTTCGTAGTCCATGTTAGCGCTCCTGTCTACTCAAATAACCCTCGACGTCGGCAAGCAGGCCAGAGCTAAGCTGTGGCTGCCTCCGCATCGACATAGGTGTTTTTGCCATTTTAGCGGCGTCGTTTTTCATTGCCCTGCGCCCAAGCTGCAATCCCTTGAATCCGCCATAAATCAATGGCGCGGCATCTAGGCCGAGCATTGCAATGTGGCCAAGCATGTCGAGCTGGCGTCCCTCTTGGTATGCGTCTCTAACTTTTCGAGAGCCACCATAGAGATCGTCTGCAACGTATGGGGCGTTTGCAACGGGCACCATCTCAGCGACCTTGGACATCGCGACAGCTTCCATAGGATCGCGTCCCTGATCGATTAACGACTGCACCGTACCCCGTCGTGCGTTAAACA